TAACATATGAATTTGTACGAACCGGAGACCCTTGAGGAGAAAGTCTTGGTGGAATAGCAGTATCCCGACGCATTGGATAACCTTCTTCAAAACCTTGATTATGAAATCTAGGTCCCGATGGATATCCTTGTTCTAATGCTTGACTATGAAATCTAGGTCCTGCTGGGTAATTTTCTTCTAATATTTGATATGGAGGAGGTTGAAAATCATGCGGTGATGCCACATTTGGTCTTGGCATAACACGTTGATTTACAGGAGGATAATTAACCTCTCGACCCATTAGTTGTGCTGCTTGTGCATCTGACAAACCTACGCTCTGACGCTGCAGTCCAGAATACACTTCTGGGCTATTGGCAGCATTCATCTGAGCGCGGAACTGAGCTAATGCCTCTTGTCGGTCTTCTTCGCGGATGTTTGGGTTTTGACCCAAGCTTAATCCCGCTGTTTTAGCCTCTTCGGAAAGTTCAAATTTAGCCATGATTAAACCATCCTTCCTTTGGTTTTACCCTTAACACAACAACCATCGCCACGTTTTGAAGCAGACCCACCTTTAGCCATCTTTTTAAGTGGACTCATGCCGCCTGTCCTGCCGTCAGGACTCATATAAACTTTAGGTTTAGCTTCTGCTGCTAATGCTGCACGTTCCATGCGGTCTCTTTCGTCTTGATTTGGACCGTAAGTATCTTTTAATTTTTGCGCCTTCATCTTTCCAGCAATTTGATCATCGCTTAATGACGGCGTTGTTTTGTTCAAGGGAGGTAAACCACCAGAAATAGGCATAATATTTTCCTTAGCAGGCGCGTCCGCCGGACTTCATTCTAACCATTGTGCCTTTAGTTTTACCCTTAGACTCAATGCCGCCACCTTTAGCCATTTTAGTCATGCCGCCTTTCTTCATCATAGGAGCTTCAGCAGGACGTTTAGGCATAGCACGACCAGCCGCAGTAGGCATCGCACGGTCAGCACCCATTTTAGCCATCATCATCTTGGCACGGGGGTCAGTCATCCCACCATCAGCCATACCGCCTGATTTAGCAGCAAAAGCTGGAATCTTTTTGCCGTCTTTCATAACCATTGGCATACCGCCCTTTTTTAAGGCTCCCATGTCGGTTTTCTTGCCGCCATGCATTTGTTTATCATGCATACCAACAGCTTTTTTGACCATAGCTTTGTCTTGTTTCATGTCTTTCATAGCACCACCTTCCTTGAATGTTTTGCCTTTATCGGCAGTGTTGAAGTCTTTACCCACAGATTGAGACACACCGACTTTCTTGGCAAACGCAGGATTATGTGCGACTGCCGCCATAAAACTAGATTGTTTTTTAGATGTAGAGGGCATTAACATTTCCACCGTGTAAGACTTGCCGCTTTACGAGTTGGTCTGCCTTTCTCATCTTTCATCGGTCCGGGCATTCCTGACATACGAGCGCAAAACGATTTCTTGCGTGGACCACCTTCGGGCTGTGGAGCCTTTAGATTTGACCCAGTTGCTGCGTTGTACTTGGCACGACCTTTGGCAGTCAACCCTGCTCCCTGCTTGACCGGCAGCTTCTCACCGCGACCTACAGCAAGGGATGGGGTCTTCTTAGCCATAATAAATATTTGCAGAAGTAATGTTGGTCATAATCATGTAAATGCCGTTTTGAATCAACACGCCTTCACCGGGAATTAAAACAATATTTCCAAACACATCTGTTGCGCCTACATCATACGAAATAACCCAAAGCGTTGAGTACGACATAGCTGTACTTGCCGCAATCGTGCCAGAATTGATATCAGTCAAGGTAAAGGTGTTCGCGCCTGTCTTGGTAATTGTGTAATTACCGTTTGTTGCAGACGAACCAGAGGCAGTTGCAAAAGCAAAGCCACGCACATCACCCGTTGATAACCCGTGAGCAGTGCTAGTCACTGTTACAAGTGTGCCAGAGCGAGCGTAAGTTGCCGTTGTTACAGGCGCAGTCGTCGTATCAAAAACATCAAGTGTTCCCGCAGTGGCAGTGCCAACAGTAGATAAAGCTTTAAGCCGTGTTCGACCCAACAGCATAAATCCTGTGTTGTTTAAATGCCCAGCTTTGACGTCAGTTTGCATCATAATAATCTCCTAAATGTTAAGGGGTTGCCCCCGTAGAAGATTAAGCAGACACAGGCGTTTGCGAACCGTTTGAGTTAGCAACAGCATAGACGATGGTGTACTGAACCGTACCCGCAGTTACTGTTCCAACGGTAGGCGACAACACAGCATTAACCAATACGTCCGTTGTGCCAACACCAATACCGTTAGGCGATGCAGTAGATGTGGCTCCTGCCCAGTTGCCAAGTTTTGCGGCAAAGGCTGAGTTAGCCATGCGACCAGCAGAAGTAATGTCTGTTGAGGCAACATACGCAGCGGTTGTGCCGGTGTAACCAACAACGACGTTAGCCGCAGTAGAACCTGTAAAGGCAACAAGCGTATCAACGTTAATGTTAATAATCTGTGCGCCAGCAGGAAGAACTGCAATCTGCGTAGTATTCGGAGCGGCTACTGTTGTGCCGGTATAGTCAATTTTTTTAGTCTGCGAAACAATGGTTGAACCCATGTTGCGAACTGTACCCGAAGTCGAACCAGTAGTGTTTTTAACAGTACCGAGTTGCCACGGTCCAAGGTGTGAGGCGAAGCCCATGATGGAATCCTTTATGCACAAGTCACCGTATCATCTGTGCATCGTCCCCTAGGCGGGTTGATACGGTATTTAGTCCTAGTCGTATTGCATTTATACGCTTTATTTTGTTACGGTGCAAGGTATTTTTTTAGGTATTTAGCAGCTTTTATTAACAAATTTGGATCATCTCTAAAACCACCCAATGCTTTATTACATGCAGAACATAGTAATGCGCGTATTTTTCCAGTTTTGTGGCAATGGTCTACAGCCATAAACTGTTCCGCGCCTTTGGCATCAACCGCCGTTTCGTAGCTATCGCATATTGCACATTTATGATTTTGGGTTGCTGACATTTGACGATATTGTTCAAGAGTAATACCAAAACGTTTGCGTAAATCCATATCTTTAACTTTATCTGGATTTCGCTCACGCCATGCGCGTTGCCATTTTGCTGCATCTTTGCTTGGCGTTGACTCTTTCCAGTACCAATTCTTGGGGGCAATAGGTTGATTTAAGTCATGTTTACGCAACGTATGCCCGTCTGGCTTTGGGCTAACTGCCTCAACAAAAACCCAAAAATTATCTGCCCATTCTTGACACATACCATTAGGTTTACGGCGTTGCCAATGATAAACCTGATACAACGGATGAGTTTCTTTAGCACCCCAATCTGTATTGCGAGGTTGTTCAACTGTTCCATGACGACTATAGCGAAATAAATGTTTTTCACACAAACCTGACGTAAGTGTTTTCTGATGGTTAGTACACCCAGACACTGTGCATATTGGATGTTTTTTAAGTTGCTCTTCTCGATAATGTTTTGAACACAAAACACCTCGATAGGATGTATTTTGACATCCAGAAAAAGAACAAGGAGAAGCCGTTGCCAGCCTCTCCTGTTCGTAATGCTTCCTGCATGTTTCCCGTGCAAACACAGGATTTCCGCAGTTTGCGTGACTACATTCGGTGTACCCCATATAACCTCCAAGTATTTAACTTAGCGGTTATTGTACGGAGTATTCCTTGTGTTGTCAAGCGCCCGGCGAACCATACATCCCCAATGGATCAGACCATCCGAACGAGTACCGTTCCCTACTTTTATATCGTACGTTACCTGTATCAAAATCCCCGTCCATAGAATTACTTAGGGGTGTACGAACAAAGTGCTTCAAGCCGTTAGGCACATCAGTGGTCAAGAACCAAGCGTTAACGTCAACCAAATAGTTGTTAATTGTGTAACCATCTGGAATCGAACCGTTGTTCTCAATTGCATTGACGTCGTTGTCGGTTGTGCCAGTACGCAGTTTGGTTTCGAGCAAACGAGTTGCAACGAACTGTAGTGCGGGAGGAGCAATCAACTTCTTGGGTTTAGCAGCAATCAACAAGCCACGCTCATCAGTCCATGCAGCGATTTGAATAACAGCGTTTTCCAACGAAGTTTCGTTCAAGTCTGCGGGGACTGCTGGGGTGTTGCTGTTAACGCCACCAGACACCAATGGATGTGATGCACTAAACAAGACAACGCCGTCGCCACCAACATAACCAGCGGTAAAGCCGTTGTTGAGGGTAGCAGCACCTTTAACTTGCTTGGTGTATGCCATTGCGCGAGCAAGCGATTTTGTATAACGAGCCGATAGTGAATCGTACAAGTTATCTTCAATTGCTTCTTCTGTTAGGGAAAACCCTAGTGCAATAGTTTCGTGGTTGTAGCGAGCAGTCCAAGCTTCCTGAGCATTGTCATACGCAATTGCAGAACCTTCGTTCTTAACAGGTGCGGCTGAGAAGCCAGATAGTTTGGTCTCTTCCTCAAACGAACGCTCTGAAGATTCAGTTTCGTAAATCTCTTTGTGCTGTTCGCCGTAGGTTTTATACTCCATGCCAAACAAGGCATTCAAACCGGGAAGCAGTTCTTTAAGTAGTTGTGCGCGTGAAATAGCCATGATTTAGCTCCTTATACGCCGGTTGCATTGTTGTACTGATGCATACCAAAGTTGATCTTAACGATCACTTCTGGAAAGTTATCAGCAGTGGTTTCAGTATCTCGTACCACATCAATAATGCGAATAGGCAGAGTGTTGGTCGTGGCAGTCGCAGCTAAAATTGCTACGGCAGAATTGCCAGTAGTAGCTGAACCAGCGTTTTGAACTAGCGTTGAGTTGTTACCAATGGCAGTAATGCCTACACCGGTGATAACGGTTGTGCCAGAAACCACAGCAACTTGAAACAATGTATCTGGATCATCTGCAACGACTGCAAAAATCTTTGTGCCAGACTTAATTGACTGACTCGCTGGATAAAATTGCTGTTGTTGAACTTGACCAGTTGAACTGTTTGTAAAACTTACACCAAGAAACACACCGCAAGGAGTAGCCGTAGTCGTACCGGTGTCCTTTGTAATTGTGCCATCGGAAATGCGTTGAACAAGGTCGCCGTAGAAAATGTTAGTGGCATAACCACTTGCAATTTGCATCATGCGAGTCGCACCAGCAAAAACTTGACCACCGATTAAATTAATCGGCTTTAGCCCGTAAGGGGCGCTTACAGTAGGATAAGCCATTTAAGACTCCATAGTTAAATTTAAGAACCTTTACCAAAACTTGTCGAGGACTTGTTCTCTTTAAAGAGGGGCATCCTTGGGTCGCTTTGGCGCATTAAATTATTATCTACAGCCTCAGTTTGAGCGCGTGTTTGGTCTTGGTAATATTTGTTACGCTGACTAACAAACTCAATCGGGGTTTTGCAGAGTAATAATCCGCCAATCTCAATATTGTCTTTAAACCGACTATTGGGATCAACTAGCAGTTGAAACTTTGGTTGCTCGTCTAACTTGCATGGTTCCCAG